CAATTATACTACTCAATTCTACACCAGAATAAAAACTCTTTCCTTCAGCCGCAACTGCTTCACCATAAATGTTTGTATTGGTTTCATTTGGTGCAATCTTAAATAAAACAACCAATGTTTCAATAATGTCACGCATCAATTCTGCATTAATTTGATTAACCAAATTAATGTCTCGTTGACTAAAATATCTTCCAAATAATGCCATATTTTATCCAATATAAATTAGTAGTGGAACAGTCTTCATGATTGATGTCATCTTTTCAGTTTCATCTGCCTTAGCTTCCATTTGAGCTTTACGACTAGTAGCTTCAAGATTTTCTCTCAATTGTGTAATTAACGATTCTTTTTCAGATGCCGCTTCACTTCGCAATTCAGAACCATCCAATGTTACTTCTCCACCAGGAATTGGAATTGTACTATACTTCTGTCTTATCATACCAAGATTTTCTTTGCACAATGCCAAGAAATATTTCTTCACCCATTGTTTACCAACAGCATTTAATTTATAGTATGTAACATTTTGATATGGCACATTACTGTAATCACTAACCACATCATAATTGCTTCCACTACTAAATGTATTTGCACTACTAAATTTATCTTTCTCAACTACATATTCAATATAAAGTGTGTAATTATATGTCGGAATAGGAAATATCTTTAGTTTATTATTTACAATTTCAAAACTATAAGCACTCTTACGAACCAAATCATTAAATTCAATTGCTTGACCTCTCAATAAATCTTCAAATATTGGTGTCATCAAAAATTGTGTGGCCGGACTATATCCAGCAAATCCCATTTCACCAAGTACGTTACTGTAACTCATACCAGTCATACTAAATGGATCATAAATACGAGCAAATGCTGGTGGTGGTCCGTGAAATACTCTTCTAATTTCAACTCTGCTTCCACTTTCAAGATTTGTACCAATTATTGTTTGCAAATCATATGTTTGTTGACTTGCACTCAATGAAACAGCGGTTTTTTTAATATCAACATATCCACCTACACCAACTTCACTGCCATATCCTTTTGTTAACTGAATTATATATGGTAATCCTGTTCCTATTACATTTTTACCATTAATATTAGGATTATCATTTGTATTTAATCCTTGTAAACTTAATAAATTGTTTCGTATATTAAATTGATTTACTTGCGCACCATATTCATTGACGGATTCTTCAAACGCAGCATAAAAATTTACATCAATTAATTCAATATCAATGATTGGATACCCCATTCTTTTAGCCGCCCATTCCGCACTCTTTTCACAGTCATATTCAAAATAACCAACGCTACCACTTAAATACGATTCGCTTAAGTAAAATCCAAATGGTATACTGCCTGTATTTACAGCACTGCCACTCCCCGGCCATCGAATACGATCCTGATCAAGATTAGCACTCATATTTTAGTCCATTCTTTAACATTCATTGTTTATAAATATTAAAATAATTAAGTTTAATTTGATTTATAATCCGAATCATCATTTCATTTATTACTAATTTCTGCAACTCCAATATCCAGCAGTGGTTCTATCTTTCTTTTGATCACATTTGTGTCTTGCTCTAAAACTTTTACGACGGGATTTACTGCTTACTCTTATTCTCATGTTAGGATCATCAAATGTAACTTTCTTTATTTTTCCTGCTTTTGATCTAACATATACAGCAAATTTCTTTGGTCCTCCTGGAGTTCTAAATGGTCTACTAAGATGTACAGTTCTACCTCTGTGTTTTGATTCACTAAGACATTCATCCTCTTCCAATTCAATTGGCGCATCTAAAAATACTTCTCGACCATCATAAATAGATTTTATACCAAGATCACTTTCTACAATATCCAAATCATCATCATTTAATTCAATTGCGTCATCATTATACAAACCACGAACTTCATTAACCAATTTAAAATATGATTCACTGTAAATTCTAAAAACATTTTGTTCCAATGTTAATCTATTATCCAAATGATACTTCAATCTATCACTAATACCAACTTCTTTAACCAACTTCATTGGTTCACTCTTTTCAACAATAGCATCCACAATGTCACTCAAATATATCATACTATATAAATAGAATTTAAAAATAAAAAACCCTCACATTTTACTGTGAGGGTTTATCGTTTAATCTATTCTAGATTCTATTATACTTGGTCAAGATCACCGACATATATCTTGCCGTAGAATTCTGGACGGACAACTTTCTTGGCATAACGAGTCAATACTCCACGACGTGGGGTGAAATTGACTGGATCATATACCAATGGAGTTTGTACGAGTGGGATGTATGGAGCATATACTGCGCCTGTTTCGAGGAAGTTATTTCCACGGAAGCCCATCAAGATGGTGTTTTCTTGCATGTATGGGTTCTTGTAGACTTGGAAGCGACTTGCGAAGCTACCAACACGACTTACACCCATTGCGAACTTAGCACTATCACCGTCAGTGTTTACAACATATCCTGGGATTGATTCCAAGATGGTTGCTACGTCTGGTCCTACGACCAAGAAGTTTGCACCACCACGGAGGGTCAATTGATGAATTCTGTTGGATACCTTTTGAATCTTGTTACCAAGAGTTTGGAACCAAGTACTCTTTACATAAGCAGTACGGTTTGTTGTGGTTGCTACTGATGTAAAGGTTGGTAGACCGTTAGCATCATTAGCACCCTTTACGAGTTCAGTACCAATTGCAGCACTCCAAGCTTCAGTTGTCAATGCTGGAGCAGCATTAATCAACATGTCCATAATTTCAAGGTCAATTTCCATTGAAACGTATTCACTCAAGAGCGCAGTCAATTCTGCTTCTGCATCAATGCTGTGGTAAGCATTCAAATCTTGAGCAAGTTCTGGTGTCCAGACTGCTTTCAACTTACGAGTCTTAGCAACGATTGGTTCGCTCTTAAGTTCCAAGTTAACTTCTGGAATGTTGATATCAGTACCTGCATCAATACCTTGACCAGCATTAACACCCTTGAGTGGATCTTTATCTTCGAAGTCACCACGGGTAGTATCAGTAGGTTGTAGATTATAACTCAATTTACCTGTTTGACCACCAGTAAATGCTGCGTTAGAACCAGTATAAATCAATTGAATTCTGTAATATGGACTTGCGAGAGATCCAGTATTATATACTTTGGTTAATTCATTGATAATACCGGTTGGATTAATACCTCCGACAGTTGCAGATCCACTTTCGAATGTGAAACTTCTCACTGCATTCAAGTCGATGTTTGCTGTATTGGTGCCAATATCAACAATAATTTTCTTACCAGCGAATGTACCGGTTGCGGATGATGTATAAGTTGTATCAAAGTCCAAATCAGTTTGATTTACTGATCCAGTGCTATAGGTAAATGAAGAGGTAGTGAAATTACTGGTGTAACCATAACGACCTACACCGTATAGACCGTTTGTTGCAGTATCGGTTGAACCAAGTTTTACACCTGTTCCACCGAACATTGAGGTACCATTGAATGTGTTTTGGCCTGGCAAACTACCACGAGCAGTACCATACTTGAAGTCTAGATAGAAAATTAGACCGGATGGTAGATTCATTGGTTGAACTGAAACGAATTCCTTAGCGGAGATTTCAGCGAATACACGACGAACGAGTGGGAGAGCTACGCCTGCCCATTGTTCACTGTTAGCAGAAGTACCAGTGGCGGTAGCTTCGTTTAACAATTGTTGTGCTTGGTTTTCAAGCAAGATGGACATGTGTGCTTTATCAACACCGTTTAGTCCTTCAAGAAGACCAGTCTTGTCCCATTTGCTTTGTAATCCACGGGTTTCAGTCATTAACTTAGCCTGTGGATTCATATTGTTTGTCAATAATGATTTAATATCACTCATATTTTGAATTTATTTTATAGTTAGTTTTTACTCACCTTACTTTTACTTCTTAATTCCGGCGAGTTTTTGGAATCTTAAAGCCATCACGTTGCTGTTTTCTACAATCAATTCCTTTTTAGGAGCTGTTGATGCAACTGGTTTACTTGCCAAACCTTCGGTGATTGTTTTCGCAGTTGTATTAGTTTTCTTGACAACTGATCCACCTAAACTATATGATTCGGACAAAATTGTATAACTCAACTTGACTTCACGGATGGACTTAGCCAAGTCGAACGTTTCCACAACCTTAAGTTTTTGCTTTTGGTCGAGGTTAAAGGTATTAAATAGTTTATTTGTATATAGTAATTTAGCATTCAACAAATTAACTTCGTTTAGTTGATCACGTAGATATTGAACAGTAGACATAGCTTCGTTCAATTCAGATTGAAGAGATTCGGTAACCTTTTCATCTTCAATCTTTTCGTCAACTACTTCTTCGTCTTCGTCTTCTTCTTCACCTTCAGTGATTTCTTCACCTTCGGATTCATCATCATTCAAGGAATCAAGAAGTTCTTGTAAATCAACCATTTCATCGCCGTCATCTCCTTCAGCAACTGGAGCTTGAGCCATTGGATCAACTGGAGCAGGTGCTACTGCCATTGGATCAACTGGAGCAGGTGCTACTGGAGCAGGTGCGACTGGAGCAGGTGCTACTGACATTGGGTCAACTGGAGCAGGTGCTACAGGAACATTTGGATCAACTTGACCGGCTTCATCCAATTCACCTTCCAATTCAGCGAGAATTTCATTTAATTCATCATCAGATATTTGCATATTACCTTCATCAACATATCGATCAACTGTCAATGGCATACCATCATTGTCACCAGTTGGATCTGAATTTGCAATATCAGAAGAATCTGCGATTTCGTTTTTTAATTTTTCAGCTAACATAGCTTCTAACTTTGGTTGGAATGCTTCTTCCAACGCTGCTTTTGCGTTTGCGAGTGCTGTAGCACGTACAGCTTTAGCGTCAGCAATAGCTTCTTTTAATAGATTTGACATATTTGTTTTTCCTTATTTAGGTGAAGTTATTTAGAATACATGAACTTCAATGAAGATTATTAAATTATATGTTGCGACAAAGGAAATGTCGTATTACTATTAAATAAATATAAATAAAAAAATGAAAGTATTAAAAATTATTGATATTTATACTATTATGCCATATAAAATTGTAGGAAAATGTATCTTTAATACAGATACTGGTAAAAAAATGGGATGTACTAAAGGCAGTGTTAAACGATATTTAGCAGCATTACATGCAAATATACCAGATTCAAAAAAGAATGAAATACGAACAAAATTGAAAGAAATCTTTCGTAAATCATTCGCAAATACCATTAATGAAACCGCAGAACTTAATAAAAAGAATGTTAAGTTTAGAGATGAATTAAATAAAAATCAAGGACTTGATTTTAAACCATTTGAAGTTGCAAAGATTGCAGAAATAACTGGACCTGTAAATAATAAAAATGCAGGATCTGGTATGGAATTAAGTTTTGATAAAGAATTCAACGAAAATACAATTAAATTCGTTATTAAAAAATTGACAAATGAAGAAGATGATACCAAGAATTCTTTTAAATACGGCGTATGGTATACACCATATGAAAATGAAGATGATTTTGATAAACCTTCTGCCGAAGTTCGTTATAAATTATCTGATCCAATTACAAATGATACTGGAGAAGGTGAAATTAAAAATGAATTGTATAGTTTCATAAAAGACGCAATCAATATCAATAATTAATTATGACACATTTAAAATCATTCATTACAAAAGAAAACGAAGAAAAAGAATACAAGATAAATGATATTGATCACCCAAATGGTTGGGATTGGAAAGAAATAGACATGTTATATGGAATGGGATTTGAACCAGAAGGTGATGCTAGAATGATTTTAAAAGTAAAAAATCAAAGGCACATGGACGATTATACTTTCAAAGTATATAAAACAGATGATGATTATGTTTTATTAATCAATGATTTAAAACATTTGTTTAAAACATTCAACGATATGTTAAACAAAATAGATGAACTTGGTTCAGTAGAAACTTAAAAAATAAACCCCACTGTAAAAAGTGGGGTTTTTCGTTTCTATTTAGAATATTTTAATGGTTCTTAATTTCAAAGTACTTTTCAAGAATATTTCCCATATCTTCATACAAACTTACCATTTCAGAATTTTGTTGTTGACATTTAACCGCATTCTTTTTAAATGCTTCAGACATCCTTTTTAAATCTTTGAAATGACGAATTGCGGTATTTTCTTGCATCCAATCACCACATTCATTCACTGCGTATGTTTCTGCATACTGTGATATCTTATCAATGTTTTCAGCAATTTTCATCAATTGATGATATTCATAAAGAACTTTACCATATTCATTATAATTGTTTACCAATTCATAAAGAGCTTTCTTTTCTTCTTTGGACAGTGTCTTTACTGGTATGGGTGTTTCCGCAACACCTTGTGGTTGTTGTGGCGCAGATTGTTGTTGTTTTAAACCCAATGTTTCTGCTATTTCGGATAATTTAATCATATGATATAAATATTATACTAATTTATAAATGTTATGGATTTGTTTTACCAAAAGCACCTGTTACTGGAACTCGTTGGTTTCCCGCTTTTGGTGTAGCTTTTGCTCCTGGTTTACCAGTTGGTTGTTTACCAGTTGGTTGTTTACCAGGTGCTGGTGTACCAGTTGGTTGTTTACCAGTTGGTGCTGATGTACCTTTTTTCTGACTTGGCAAAGTAGTATATGATCCCATTCCTTTATTGTTAATACCAATCCAAATTTGTTTTGGTGGTGGTGTTTTTCTACTCTTTATCATTTTATTTAATACAATATCCAACAATATGATTATATTACCGAATAAATTATCAAAACCACGATTTGTTTTTGCAGCTTGATTTAAATAATTATTTATTACAATTTCAAGTTGATCTTGTTTTAATTGACCTGCTAATTGTGGCAATTTACTATAATGTAATGCTAAAACTTTTGATAATTCAACAATAAAATTATTTTTTAATGTATCAATTGGTTTATATTTAATTTCTAACATAACATATTTAGCATTAACGGTAGCAGCCCTTGCTTTATCTTTATATATGAATTGTGTTTGATTGAAAAACCCTTTGATGACAAAGGCAATATCTCCTGTATCAGACAATCTAAATACATAACTTGCGTTCTTACCTGGAACTGTTGTTGTTGTAATTTTCTTTAATAATTTTTGAATTTTTGGATTTTTAATTGTAAGACCTGATAAAAATGTTTTGAGATTAGTATCAATATCAGCTTTAAGTTGTGGTGTAATTTGCGAAATATTTCCTGGAGCTGCAGGAGTTACTGCTCCTGGTTGAGCACCGCCTGGAGCAGCTGGTTGAACACCACTAATAGAAGGGTTAACTTCTGCATTAAAAAAGTCAAGAACACTTTGGAATCTTGTTCCTTGACTTTGTATAAATTGAATTACTTGATCTTTTGGTTTTTTAAACATTTTACCAAAATCAGTCAAAAATTCATCATAAATTTTTGCTTGTTCTGCACTCAATGCTTCATCAATTGTTTGTTCATAACCTTCATTCCATTTTTCTTCGATATTTTCATTCAAAGATTTCTTAAGAGTATATGTGTTGTTGTATGATTTAACAAACATAGGTTCTTTATTTTCTCTGGACAAAGATCTTGGTCTACCCAAAGTATCCGTTGGACCAGTCAATCCTTTAGACTTATAATAATCTGATTGTCGTGCAGCATCAGATGCAACTCTAGCTGTTCTTGTGCCAGGTTCTACAATTTTTGATTGTGTTGCACCTTGTGGTGTATTTGCAACTTGTTGTTGTGGGTCAATTCTATTACCTTGTGCATCATATTGATTTGTATCTGGTGCTTCAGTATCAGGTAAGCTTTGATCTTCTGGTGATACTGCACTTTGTTGTTGTGTTGCCTGATATTCTGGACTATTTGCATCACTTGTATCAGCAAATCCTGTATCTGGTGATTCAGTATCAGCCGTTCTTAAATCTTCTGGTGATACTGCACTTTGTTGTTGTGTAACTTGTACTTCGGGACTATTACCATCACTGGTATCCGCAAATCCATCCGTCGTCGCATCAACTGCGTTTGTTGCAGCATTAGAAAACAATGAAGAAATACCTGATAAAGCAGATGCACCGGCAGTACCAAGAGCAGTGCCCGCAAGTCCTCCTCCTAAACCTGCCATTAACTGATCGCTGGCTCCACCACCTTGAATTTTAGCAATTGCCACATTACCTAAACCCATAACAAGTCCAGCAGCAACTTTTGCTGCAATAGGATTTCCTGCAGTAGCAGCTGCAGCAGCAACACCAGCACCAAATGATAAAACACCCAATAAAAATTTAGTTTTCTTTGGATTAGCTCTTATTAAATTAGCAATTTTAGTTTTTAATGATATAGGAGCATTACTTTGTTGAATAATTACATTTGCTTGTTGTGGTGTCGGTGGAGGAGTATTTGTTGTTGCCGCTGCTGCAGCAATTTGATTTATATTTTGATTTACACTATTAACTATTGGAGCAATTGCTTGATTATTATTAGCTGGTGTTACTGGTGCTTGCGCTTTTGGAGCTTTTGCCCATTTTGTTTTAAAACTATTTAGTAAAGAATCAACTCCAGCGTCTTTGCTATCTGTCGTTGGTGTGCCTATACCAGTTACATTTTTTAATCCTTGTCCAACACGAGCGGCACCTGCTTTAAAACGATCCCATAATCCTTCATCGACACTTTCAAGCAATGCTTTATCTTGTTGATGTAAATATATGGATTGATTTACACCCATATCATAACATTCTTTTAGAAATGTTTTGTTGTCGGAATCTAAATCATGATATTCTTTTGATTCGAATAAAAAGTCATACTGTAAATCCGATTTTATTTTAATGTTTTCGATTAGAGTGTTATTCATGTGATATGGATATAAATATAAATTGAATCTGTTTTATTAATATAATTATTTAATTTCGCCTAAAATGTCTCTGATTAAATCTTCTACCTTTTCCCACTTATTAGTTAATGGGTTTTTTACAATTCCTTCTTGTAAAGATTGTTCGCCGGATGGAAACATAAATGCACCTTTAGTTGATGGATTACTAACAAAATCAAATGCAATTAATTCAAAATCATCTTGAACTTCATCAGTGCCTTCATGTACATTCTTTTTAACACTTCCCATTCCTCTGGAACTAATACCCAATTTAATACCACAATTAAGTAGTTCTTTTAAAATATTACCACTTGGAGTAGTTAAAATTTCAACTTCACCCATTAAATCATTGCCACTCCAATACATTCTTTTAACATTGTGACTTACATTTTTTAAATTCACAACGCTACTGTCTGGATGATCCAATTCACCAAGTGCTCTTCGTTCTCTTATGAAATTTTCATCATATTTTTGAGCTTCTCTTTCTAAAAGTTCTTTGCCATAAACTCTGCCGTTGAAATTTTTAGCTTCAGCTCTTTGTAAAACACCTTGTACAGTAAATGGTCCGCCTTTAGCCATTGCTTCTGTGAGCACCGATTTATCTACATCAAATGTTATGAAATCTACTAATAATTTTTTATTCATATTTATTATACTCCTTTTGTTGCAGCGTTTGTTGGTACAACAGGCGCAACTGGTGCTGCAGGAGCTTGTTGTTGTTTCTTTTTAACAGAAGGTGTAACAACTGCATTACCTAAAATTTTAATTTGATATGGTGCTTTAATAAAGTATTCACTTTCTTTTTGTTTACCTTGTTCTCTACCTTTTACTATGATGACATATTTTTCATAGTAAAAATCAATGCTTATACCAGAAACATTAACAATATAATCTTTTTCTGGTTGTCCATATCCTTTTGATGCTCTCAATTGTACTTGTTTATTTCCAATTTTGCTCAGTATTTTATTTTGAAAACTGGACTTGTTTTGTAAAGTGGATTGTGATACTCTGCTTTCAAAATCACTCAAATCAGATTTAGCATCATATAAATTTGGATCTTGTTGTCCTTGTTCACCACCTTGTTGTGGAGGTTGTGCATTGGGATCTTGTTGTACGTTTGGATCAGCAGCTTCATTTACTGGTTTTGCAAGAGTATATCCAAGAACAGTACCTAAATCTGCTCTGCCGTTTTTCTTCTTGGAAACCCAAGTTGGAACTCTAGGTACACCAGCAGATCCTTCTCCACTACCCGCAGCAGAAGATGTAGTAATTTCATCTATTACTTGTTTAATTAATTCTTTGATCTTTTGTTTCAAAGATCCATCCGATTTAATAATTTCTTTTGTTTTGTTCATATTAAAGTTGATTCTTAATTTCTTTTATCAATTCATATGACAACAATAAAACCATAACTTGATTATCTTTAACGAGATTAAATTTATTAACATTATCAAGTTGTTTTACGGTTTCATTAATCTTAATCTTGATAACATCATCAGAAATTTTAGATGTTAATTCAGATAATTGTTTCTTGACATTTGTTACTTCAGAATCAATTAATTTCTTCAAAGAATTTGTATTGCTTATACTATTAATATATTCTTTTAATAGATTTTTTTGACTTGAATCCAAATCTTTATACTTTTCATTCAACGACTCAATCAATATTTTATAACTCAAAAGACGAACTTCTTCATTTTGTTGTTTGTAAACACTAATTAATTCATCTTCTGTTTCTTTATTTACTTTTCTAATACCACACAAATTTTCAACTATGCTGGTTCTAGAAGAGACAATTTCTTTTACATCAAACTTTGAATTTTTATCACTGTGATTTTCAAAAATTTTGTATATTGAAGCTAATACTTTATAATTTTTAATACTAGATTTAAATAAATCATTGATTGGATATACATCTTTAATTTCTTTGATTAAATTATATTTTTCAGATGTTAATGTTTTTTGATTTAATTTATCTTTTTGTTTTAATACAATTTCAATATACTTTTCCGCTTGTGTTTCGTCTTTAGCGACTTCATTAACCAAAAAGTTATACAGTTGTAGCTCTTTGCCTAATTCTTTATTTTCGGAAAAATATTTAAATAGAATGTTCTTGGCAAAAGATTCGTCTTTTCCCGATAAAATATCTGAAGTCACTTGTCGAGTGAGCAATTCAAACAATATTCCTGTATTTCTAAACTTTGAATGCTTAGCTTTGTGCATATAATTTAATATTCGTTATTTTATAAATATATTAGATTTATAGTAAAAATCATTTTTAATATACTATTTACAATGATTAATCAATAATGTTTTTTTCGTCTAACAATGATAGACTTTTTGTTTCGTGTAATAATTCCGATTTAATTTGAGAAGTAGGTTTTAAAAAGTCACTTAATCCTTCCAAACTCAATACCGATTTAGACTTAGATCCTTGTCTTAATGGATCTGTTTGTGATTTTGATACATTTTCTTTGCTTCCTAATGGATCATATCCAAATGTATTATCTTTTCTCTTTTTATGTGAACCTTTTTGTGAAGGTCTTTTATATGATCTAAATGATTTTTCTGTAAGCGCAGGAGCTTCTCCACCACCAGCGTCTGGTGCAGCACCACCAGCTTCTCCGCCACCAGCGTCTGGTGCATCGCCACCAGCTTCTCCACCTGCATCGGGTTCACTTCCCATTTCACCACCACCTGATTCTTCGCTATCTTCTTCTGATTTGATTTTATTGAATGGTTTGGCTGGATCAATACCTTCTTCTTCGATTTGTTTAAATCTATAAGATTGTTTTGCATCTTCTACTAAATCGTTCTTTTGTACATCAGAATCTTCCTCGGAAATCTTAAATACATTTTCGTATATCCACTTCTTGCTAAATAATTTGGTTTCCATCATATCTTTAGAAAGATTCACTTTATCTTGCCAAATACCAATCTTTTCTTTTTCAAAAATTACAGATGGATTTGTCAATTCTAATGTAAAATCAACCAACGATGAATCTTTATAACCTTGTGAATATAAATGCACCATTGCAATCTTATTCAATTCACTAATCAAAATTCTTTGTACTCTATTAACTGTCTTAGCAAATCTTATATCTTCACTTGCAAGTGTTGCTTTACCACTTAAATCTTCTTCGTAACCCAAAAATGCCTTGGGAATCTTTAATGCGGCTAACATCTTATTACGAAGATATTCAATGTCGTCAATACCATTGAATTCCATACCGCTCAATGGTTCAATGCTAGTACCACTATCACTACCACGAACTGGTAGATAAAAGTCTTCTACCATGTTTTGTAGATTAAATCTTAAATTATAATCTCCAGTTCTTTCATCAATATATGGAACCTTTTTCATCTTATCCATCAACTTTTGCATATATTGATCTACTTCACCAGGCGGAATATTACCAACATCAACCTTGAAAATTCTTTTTTCTGGAGCACGCATTACACGGTGAATTAACATTGCGTCTTCCATCAATGATAATTGTTTCCATACTCTTCTACCACCCTCAATAATACTCTTACCATATGGAATAAAATTACTGTCACTTAACATTCTGAAATGAGCAATTTGATAATTTTCCAATTCTTCCAATCTTCCACCTTCTGGCAAATTGATTTGGAACTTAACATAGTTTTTGTTTGTTAAATCACTATTTTCTACACGGGTAACATTATATGCACTAATAGGTTCTACCATGTATACGCCATATTCTGGACTAATATACATTTTTAAATAGAAATCACCGTACTTTACAAGATTTCTAGTCCAACTCCACATATTAAATTCAATATTAAGAATGTCATAAAACAAATTATAAAGAATTTGTTTGATGTTATCATTACTTGAATGAATTATAAGAATTTCACCCAATTCATTTTTGGTTACACATTCATCCGCATAAATATCCAACGCAGATGATATAATCGGGTCCATATCCATCGTGTCGTAATCACGGAATAATTCAATACGAGCAGCTTGATAACTTAATGTAAAGTCTCTACTATATTGATTATATGAAGATGTTCTAACTCTGTTAAAACGATCTCTAAGTGTATTGCGGTCAGTAGCATACATCACTTCATCTGTATCTACCACTTTTAACTTCTTGCCACCAACATTACGGATTACCGCATCGGTTGAAAAAAGTCTCTTTAACTTTGAATATAAAGATCTTTGTTTTAAAATTTGAAATTCTTCGTTTGCCATAGTTTTATATATATAAATATGTTACAATAACCAAGTTAGGTCTTCTTTTTTATCTGTAGTTTTTCCTGTTTTCATTTGCCATGCTTCTTGACTACTAACAGTTTGAGATTTATAAACATTTTGAGATCCACCAATTTTTGTAATACCACCCAACATTGATCTATTTAATTCCATACTTTGTTGTCTTAGTTTTAATGCAGTATCTCTTACCCATAAACCAATACTCATTGCCATTACCAAATCATCATTATAACCTTTCATCGCTGCTACTTTATTACCGTCCCAGATAAACACTGCCAATTCATCCATAAATCTAATAGATCTTACTTCTACAGACCTTTCTCTAAAATAAGTTTCTAACTTTGATATCAATAATGGTCTAGTCTTTTGACTATTAGTAAATCCAGGAATCATCTTCTTTTCATCTCTGTTAATTTTATTAGTCAATTGTCGTTCAACATCTACATATTGTAAGTCTGCACTACTATAGAACGTATTTGGATATTGTCTATCTATTATTTGTTGTAATACTGCCCAACCAATATTCGCATTTTCAACTATAAGTAAAGCATTATTATAATCTGTAGCCACCGTAACCAACATATTACCATACTCTTTAGTTCCTATCAACCCTTTATATTCAGCAACTTGTGTTAATGATTCCACATCTATTACTTGAAATGCACTATAATCACCACCGTCACCTCTAGCAACGTCTGCACTAACTATATAATTTCTACTATAATCAGGATATTCCCATATCCAATATCCGTGATCAATTCCTCTCATTTCTATTGGATTTTTTACTTTACTTTGTTTGTAAAAATCAATAGTAACCGCATCAACAATTCCATTGCCGGTAGTTGCAAAGTCACAATCACATTCTTGAGCCGCACCTTTAACACCGGACAATTCTGTTTGTTTATCTCTCCAACTTTGATCTCTTTCTGGATGTAAATTCCACGGAAGTCTAATTGTATTAAATTCATTTTCCTTCGCTTCTGCTTTTATCCATGTTTGATGAAAGAAATTACCAACACCGTTTGGTGTACTTAACATAATAGCTCTACCACCAGTACTTAATGTATATTGAGCAGACAACCATATTTCTGCAATGTTATCAATGAATGCGGCTTCGTCAATAATCAACAATGACAATGCAGAAGAACGACCTGATGTACCAGCAGATGATACGGCTTTAATCTGTGAACCATTTGTTAACCTTAAACTCAATCTATTATCTTCTTGTTCTTTTACTTTCAACCAAGA